CCATTACGCACATATACGTCCGTGTAGATAGTCAAATAATCTGTTGATCTGTTATAAGCAAATATGGTGGAATATGATCCGTCACTGTTCTCTTTATTCCATGATATATTCTGTCCGTCTCTTTCAAGAATCATTCCAATGTCGGCATCATTAATTCGGCTTATTCTTCCAATACTCGTGCTGTTGTTCATAAACCTTAAGCCGCCAGTATTATGTAACTGCATAATGCCGTTATATATGGCATTTCCCGCAATGGTGAATCCACCTATCGTCCCCTTTGTGGCGGTCATCGTGCCATCAGGCGTTACATGGAATGATCCATCACCGTTGTATATCTCGATAGCCCGGAGGATTCCCGTGGTTATCATGTCAGCAACGATCTTGCCATCCGCTGTCATAGCCGTCTTGTATGTGCCGTTATAACCTGTGGAGGAATAACCCAAGCCGTTCTTATTCCACCGCCACACCTGCTGTGCTTCGTTCAGGTCGGGAGAATCGCCAAGTATCAAAAGTTCGTCCGGCTGAGTAAGGTTGCTGTTTGAGCGATGCACTATAACATAACCGCCAAGACCGTTAGTTATAAAGGCTGTGGCCTTGCCGATGGCATCCATGATCTGCGCTTCATACTTGCCGTTCTGAATAGCCGTGTACTGCTTCGCTAGTGTGTCCTGAAACGTGGTAGTCTTATCGCCTATCTCAATCGACTCTATCCGCTCCGTGATGGCATCATACACATACTTAATGCAACGGCTCTTCTTGCTGATCCCTAATTTATCGAAGCGTACAAGGACAGAATCTCCTAGTTCTATCTGCTCAAACATATGCAAGGGAATAGCTTCATCTGAATCCGCTATAGACACATACTTGATGGACAGGTTTACTTTAGGAACGCCCAACTCATTCTTGCTGATATAATCGTTCGCCGCCGCCCGGAGCTGCGCCTGTGTAGGCACTTCCTGAAACGATGCTGTCAGGTCAAGCGGCAGAACTCTTGTGAAAGGGTAAGTTCCGCTGAGATATATAACCTTTTCCGGGAGCCGGACATCCCCTGACTCGCTGTGGTAAAACGGAAATACGCCCGTGCAGACTTCCTGATTGTTCTCTTCCTGATTCAAGTCCATGAGGTTCTTGCCGTACACTATCCGTGCGTTTTTGTCTGATCCCCTAGATGGCATCAGTTTAATAAGCGTCTTGTCATAACCTATCTCGCAGTCAAACTCCTCAAGGAATGTTGACAATACATTCCGGGCTGACACTGGTTTCTCTATCTGAAATGCCTTTTGCACATTTATATTGTTCTGGAATGAAAAAGGGTTAATCTGAGGAATAGCCAATGCGGTAATATTTCCGATAACCGCTGTAGCCTGATTGACGCTAAATGGCGGTACTACCATCCCGCTCAAATCGTATGCCATATGATGAGCATGGACGGTAACAGAACCTTTCATAGGCTTGCTGATCTTGTATATTCTGAATGGCTGCGGATCGTCCGTCTGGTTCGGCTTCGCCTTGATTATCCGTCTGAGCGTCAGATGATTAAACAGCACTCCATCAATCGGATAAGTCATTTCCAGATCGTATTCGCCGTTCAACTCTTCCGTGACAATGCACTTTAAGGCATCAGCTAAAACGCCAATGCCCTGAGTTGTAAATGCTGTCTCTGTCTGTTCGTATAGAATCGGCTTCATATGATCCACCATCTTGGAGTGATAAGCACTTCGGTTACTCCATTGCCCGTCCAACTGATCGTTGTCTCGCCCTCTTTCAATTCCGGGAAACTGCCGGAGAGAGAGATTACGTTGTTCTTGTTGGTTGATCCGTAGTATGCGCTCTGCGACTCACAATCAAGGTCTATCTCCGTTCCGATGTCCGAAATTGATACGGTATTTCCACCTACCGTCAGAGTCGCCGCTCCTGTGCCTTTTATGGCGATTAAGGGTTTAGCCGTACAAATACTGGGGTTCCCTAGTTTCATGCCGTTCTGAGCCGAAATAGGCCACTCCCCGGTCTTTAAAAACCGTTGGGGCTTGCAGTTGAATTGTACGGTCGCTCTTCCAAGCGTGTTGAAACGGTTTTCTATGTCTCCACCGCCCTGATAGTAGGCAAGCCGGAACGTATCAGGGTTATAGCTGTCCTCAAGCCTTGCATATCCTGTCGGTCTGTATAGCCACTCCATGACAGCCCGCACCTCCACGGGTAATGTCTCCTCAAGTCCGATAAATGCAAGATCGTAACTCTGAACCACATTCTCATATGCGTCTTGAGAAATGATGATATCTCCGCTCCTGCCCGGAACGCTGATGATTTCCATCTTGCGCTCCGGGATCGGGAAATAGGGATGATGCTCAACTATGAGGTGCAGGTCATCACTCGATATGTTGTTCCATGAGATCACGCCCATACTGCCGCCTTTCTGTCAACAAGCGTCTGCAACCTGTCTGCAACTGCGTCCGCTAAATCGTTGACATCCTGATTTGCATTGCCATACACGTTAACGACAACACCATTCGCAGTACCGCTCATTCCGTTTCTTACGGCATTCTTGATGATATTGCTCAAACTCTTAGTACCAATCAAAGCCTCCGACCCTGCTTCTCCGGCCTGATGCGCTCTTCCGGCAGAATCGTAACCAAATGTTGTCAGGCGGTTGAAGATAATACCCTCATTCAGCGCATCCGCATGTTTTGTGGCTTTAGGTGTCGGTAGAGTAATAGCTTTTGCGGTGGTTGCCGTTGTTTTGGCCTTGTTTGTGTTTGAAACAACATTTTTAACCGTATTTCCGATATTGGTAGCGGTTGTTTTGATCGTGTTAAACACTCCCTTAACACCGTTCATGATGGTCTTGATGGTTTCATATGCCGCCTTAATCGGTGCGACAATCGCTTCGCCTACCTGCTTCATAGCAGATGCAATTCCCCGAGCGAATGAAGCCAGTCCGTCAAACACACCCTTAACAGCATTAATTGCCTGCTCAATAAAACTCTTAGCGGTTCCTATCGGGTTCCGCATGGCTTCACTGATCTGCCCCCACAATTCACTTGTGCTTGTTTTTAACTGCGTGAATTTCTCCCTTGCGGTGGTGGCGATGTTCCCGGCTGTCTCCGATATAGCCGATTTCAGGTTTGTGAAGGTATTCCCGACATTCTCTTTCAGGTTTCGCATGGCTTCAGATACGTTCATCTTTATCTCTGAGAACTTCGTCTGAACACCCGTCTTGATTTCCGATGCTTTGGAGCCTATCTTCTGCCCCATGTCATTCCACCATTTAGACACGCCCTCAACCATGCCTTTTACTGCATTGGTGATACCTGTTTTAATCTGTCCGAATGTCTCTGATATGTTCTTGAACAGGTCTTTCGCCGCCTTTTTGATCTTGTCCCAATTCTTCACTATCAGGACAACCGCCGCTACGATTGCAGCCACAACCGCCGCTATGATGGCAACCATAGGATGTGCCGTGATAAAGGATATAAGACCGCTTAATCCGGTCTGCACTGTGCTTATTCCTGTCTTGGCAAGTGACACAAGAGCCGTTGCCACTGATCCGATAGCTTTAACAAGGCTTGCCGCTCCTGTCACAAACTTTGCGGCTACTAAAAACTGCATAGCATGCATGATAAACTCACCAACAGGGCCAAGATCATGCAATCCTTGTATAATTCCGGTTACAAGTGCGCCGCCTATCTCGATGAATACGGGTACAAGTAGAGGAATGAGTGTCCTCAGAATGTCAGATATGGATTTCATCAGGTTTTGCAATACCGGCTTCAAGTCATCAAGCAGTTTTGGCAACTTCTCCTGAATGATGGGAGCCGCCTGTGCGACAAAATCTGCAATACCCTGAAATACCTGCTTGACTCTCGGTATTATCTGGTTGAGAAGCCCCTCGCCATTTTTCTCACCAAAGATAGAGTCCTGAAGCTGTTTCATTGCGGTCTTCAGATCTCCGCCCCCAGCAATAGCACTAAGAACATTCTGCCACGCCGCCTTTGTCGCATTGGCACTTCCTTCAATCGTGGTCATGGCTTCTTTTGTAGTAGTGCCAGTGATCCCCATATTTTTCTGGACAACAGAGATGGCATTAACCAGATTACCAAATGACAGGTCATCTTCTTTGACCTCAACACCAAGTTCCTTCATTACGCCTGTCATTTTTGAAGCTTCGCTTACAAGCCTTGCAGCTTCTTCCTTCGTTCCACCATACCCAAGCTTCAAGTTATCAAGCATGGTATAGTTTTGCTTCGCAAATCCTTGATATGCTGTCTGGATGGAGCCAATATCCGTTCCCATTTTATTAGCGTTATCAGACATATCCCTGACCGCTCTGTCAGCATAATCAGCAGCTTTTTTTGTGTCACCCCCAAGGGATGAAAGAAGTGATGCCGAAAAGGATGTGACTGTCGACATATATTCGTTTGAACTCATTCCGGCTGATTTATATGCGTTTTCCGCATACTTCATAACCTGTTTTGATGACTTCCCGAACAATGTCTCTACGCCACCTGTTAGCTGTTCATAGGAGGCGTAAGATTGTGTTGCGGCTATGGTAATGTTTTTGAACGCTCCTGCCGCCGTTTTTATTCCGCTTGTAAGAGTAGATATGCCTTTTTGAATGGCGGCAGATGCTAAAGTGCCTTTTAGCACATCCCCAAAACCGGATGCACTTTTTTTGGAATCAGATATGCCTTTTTCATATTCTTTTGTATCTAAGCGAAGAACCGCCGCCAATTCAAATAATGTTGTCATCCTGATTCATCCCCATAAGCGCATTCAGCTTGTTTTTCATATGTTCCTTGATTTCGTCTGCGGAGCGTGTCTCTTCCTTCTGGACATTTCCGGTAACTGTCTCAAGGTATACATTCGCCATCGGTTCACCGCCAGACAACACAGTGACCGCTGAAGCTATGCATACAAGAGCATTAGTTACAGTACCCCTATATGCAATTTCCTCCGCTGTTCGACCTAACTGTGCCGAATAGTAGCGGAGGAAAGGTTTTACACTTCTGCGCCCTGTATAGTTTCCATAGCAGAGCCAGAATTGACGGCACCCTCTATCTGACCCTGCAAGGTAAAAAGTTCCTGAACCTCATCATCATTCAGTATCTCAAGCACCTGCTTGATAAGCTGAAACAGTGTCGGCTTATACTCAGAAACATCAACGCCCTCGATTCTGGCAAAGATAGCAATGCACTCAGATTTATGCTTCTTCAGCATCAGCCGTGCCATTTTGAGGGTCTTCATTCCCTCGCCTGCCTCCGCTTCTTTCTGGATCTCGTCATCATCCAGTATTGCACTCAGCGGATCGATAATATCTGCGAGCAGATCAAGAGCATCTTCACCTTTGTAGTCAGATATTTTCATTCAGTGCCTCCTTAACTCTGAGCAGCCACAGTACGGATGTAATATGTCTTGTTCACGACAACTTCCGTGTCTACTGTCGGGGCATAGACGTAACTTCCGCTTGATCCGCTTCTCTCGTACCATCCGCTGTTCGCCGGGTTCTCTGCACCTGCCGGAGTGATTGCGATGTATGAATACGGATCAGTGCTGTCACCTGATGCGGAATAGAAAGCCATCGGGACAACCTTCTGTGCGTTGAGTGATACATGCCCGGACAGCGTACACGCAAGCTGTCCTTTGCCGTTCTTTGCAGTCTGAAGCGAAAAGCCGCTTGTAGACAGTGCATTCAGAAGTTTAACCGCAGCAAATCCACCGTCAGCTCTGTCGCCAACCCACCAGATAGCATCCGTGAAATCAGACTGCTTAAGATCAGCTCTCGGCGTGATCTTGTTGCCGGAAACATCTGCCGCACCCAAAGAAAGCTTGATCTGTGCTGGGGAAGTGTCGATTGCTGTAAAACCAAGCGTACAGTTCCATGCATCCAGATGCTTAAGCTCTTTCATATTATTCGGGCAGTTATCCACGTCTTCGCCATAGTCTGAATATGTCGGTTCACAAGCCGCTGCTATTCCTCCTGTGGTGGCGCAAATGATCGCCGCATCAGTGATAGCCGGATTATCCGGGTCAAAATTATTGAGCAGAACACCCGCATCAAGCTGAAGCGTTTCAAACGTGTCCTGCGGAATCTGTGTAAATCTTCCCATAACTTTCTCCTTAGTAGGCTGTTAAATACTCAGCTATATAGTTAATGTACTTCCTACGGACATTTGGGTCTTCATCAGGCATATTCTGTATGAACGGAGTTCCTCGCTTTATCCAGAGAAAACCTCCTTGATCAAGTGGAATCGGCCTGTGTTGCATCGTGATATATCGTGCGATTTCATCCGCTTTTTTTGATATTTCCTTCCAAGACAAAGAACGGTAATATATTGATGCGGATAAAACGACATCTGTATCAAGAGCGTCCTCCGAAGCCTCGTAAGTGATATATGGCATCTCCACATCAGCAGGTACAGTGTTCATCTCATATGCAGGAAGCCCAAAACCGCTCCAAAACTGATATAGTGCCTGCGCTTTATCCATTACTTCTCCCGTCCGGCAGCGAAACTACAACTTCCGCTCTGTGAGGCCGTGCATCGATACTTGACATTCTCGGTGCACCTCTGTCATCGCCATCCTGAAGAATGTGAAAATACTTGCCGTCACGTTTACGCTTGATGTAATCATTCATCGACAAAACGACCGACCGACCTGTTGTCACATTACAGTTGATCCGTTCTGTGAGTTTGTCAGCGATAACGGCAAGCTCCGAATCCGGCAAGTCAATAGCAGCGTCAAACTCTGCCCCCTCGTTCCATGTCACAGCTATGCCGCCGTACCCGTCAGGACTGCTCGTTTTGTCCATCATCACGAATGGTTCCATTGCATCCATTAACAGACTCATATCTTCCTCCACGGTGATAGCCTTGACGCATACAAGGCATGCCATGATGTTGTCATGCCGCCTCCTGTGCTTGTGCTACCCTGTTGCTTCGTGTACGAATAACCGCCGAATGATTCAGATGCAAACGGACTCATGGCGGCACCGTCAGCACCACCGTACTTGTCCTGCCATGCCTTGATTTCATCGGCAAGATCAATGATCCCCTGCGGTACACCCATCGGCCATATCTCGCCATCGAAGGATTCATCCGTCAAACCGCCCTCGCCCTTTCTGTGTACGCCATCGTTAAACAGGGAACCCATGATCCTGAAATACTGACCTTCTGCCAGATCGTCCATGTCCAGTTCCCCGTTTACTATCTCGAATACACCGCTATACTTCGGATAGTCTGATCCATCAGGCTTTCTGTTGAACCAATTATGGAGATACTGGCAGATTTCAGTCAGCATTCCAGATCACCTCCTTATGCGGTTCTGCTCCGCTTTTTCTTAGCTTTAACTTCGACAATCAGCGCACTGCCGATGCTGTTATTGCTCCCGGACAATTCTGATATCCGCTCTATGGATGGCTTATAGCCAAGGTGGGGAAATTCATCCCCAGCCTTGTATACATATCCGCCATCCTGCATATCAGCGAAATCACGGATGACCTTATACCCCATATCACGCACCCTTTGTCACGGTTCTGGTGTAGTAAGTCTTGCCGGATGCAACCGTGGTGTCGGTGGTTCTGAAGTAGATAGAGCCGCTCTTCTCGTAGTACTTCAGTGCCGCCGGGTTCCCGGTCGGTGACTGTACAGCGGTGAAGGACTCAGTGCCAACGCTGATAACGGAGATACCGTCAAGGTACTCTGACCACAGGGTCATGCCCATGATCGCAAAGGACTCACCGACCGCTGTGGTGTAGTTGCCCTCCGCATGGAAGCCTATCAGGTTAGTCTCGCCCTCGACAACATAGTTCAGTCCAAGCTTCGCAAAATCGGAGTCGGACGGATCGATGTAGTAAAGGTCGATGTTCTCGACCGGGACAGCGATCACGTCACCTCTTGCGATGTCCGGCTCACTCAGCAGGAACAATGTCGAATAGCCCATGAAGTTCTGGATGTAGGTCAGGCCAAAAGCAGTCTGGACGGTGATGTCCGCCGCACCCAGATAGTCGTACAGATCAAGCACGTTCGCAAAACCAACCACGTTAGTGACCGTTCTGCGCATCTTCTGGAACTTATCCAGAACAAGACCCTTCGCCTTCGCAAGAGCCGCCTGCCAAGTCGCCGCCGTGCCAGTCAGTGCGCCTGTGTTCAGGTAGGTGTAGAACCGGGTGAGAACGTTATTCTGAAGTTCATTCCTGAATTCATCGTCCGTCCGCTGAACGGCAACCTCCGCACCGTACTTATTGACCGCCTCGATAGATACGGCCTTTGCATACTTCTCGATGGTGATGTCCTCGAAGCCGACCTCAACAATGGTGGCACGGCTGTACGGGATCTCCTCACCTTCGCCAACGGAGCCGTTCTCAAGGTTGACAGATGCCTCGATGGAACGAAGCTGTGTACCCGGTGTCTTCCTGATCGGACGCATGATACCCATGATGGTACGCAGGGCATCCCAGTTCTTACCGAATACGGTAACAAAATCCTGCTCTCTTACACTTACGCTAATGTCCTGTTCTCTTGTCAGGTAATTCTTAGCAGCCATATTATCCCCTTTCTGATTCCATTATCTCTGCCAGTGCCTTCTGTCTCTGCGTGGCATCCATGACGAACCGACCCTTATCATCGGTCTTGTAGATGTCCTCCTTTGACAGCTTCGCACCGTTTGATCCGCCCGGTGGATTGGATGTCTCCGCACCCTTTGTGCCGGACTTAACAACGTACTCCGCCCATTCCTCACGGACGGACTTTATATGACCCTTCGCATCCTTCAGCTTGCCATCATCGTCCAGTTCGATCTTGTCCCACTCGGCATACTTCAGTGCCTTTTCGATGCCCTTCTCGTTCAGATTGGCATCCTTCAGGGCTTCCCGGTAGGCTTTCTCCTTCGCCGCCTTCGTATGCTCCGCTTCCACATCAGCCTTATACTTGTCGTATTCGGCCTTCAGCTTGTCGTAGTCCTTGCCCTCGATAGATTTCTTCAGCTGATCCAGTTCCTTCTGGGCTTCTGCATACTTCTCCGCATTGGCCTTGTATTTTTCCGCTTCATCTTTCAGTGCGGATACCGTCTCAGCGTGTGCCTCGATAATCTGGTCGATCTTCTCCGGCTCAATCCCCAGAGCCGCAAGCTGCCGTCTTGTGAGTGCCATAGTGTATTCTCCTTTTCTTTGGATGATCCCGTTTCCTTGGGATAAAAAAAAGAGCCAGAACGGTATGCTTTCCGTTTGGCTCTCTCTCGCCCTTACCTACTCGGTCTCTTGAGTAGTGTATCGGTATGTGGTTTTTCGGGTCTGCTCACTGATGATGTATCCATCCTTGCATCGATAGATAACCACGTCCCGGTCACGCTTCAGGATCGCCTCAATTGCGGCAATCGCCTGTGCGTCAATAACGACTTTCAATAGGCAGTCCCTCCTCTCACATGATTATACAATATATGCTTAAAAACTCAAAACCCTTTTAATGCGTCTTCTGCAAGGGCTTTCAATTCTGGTACATGTTTTGTTACTGCAGGCTTCAGATACGGATATGCTCTGGCTTTCTGCGTACCCAACTCGACATACGCCGCATACTCCACGTTTGTGCCTATATAAACAGCCTCCTCGCTTGGAGACACCTGATGTGTGATGGAGTTCACCAACCGCCCGGTGTCTACATTCGGCCTGATGATTTCTTTACCCTTTGGAGCAGATGCGTGTTTCTTTGGTTTTTCCAGTTCCATCTTGGCATAGTTCTCCACCTGCATCCCAATGGCCTCAAGCGCACGGTTTACCGCATCCTTCAGTTCACCTAGTACATCTGCGGTGTTGTCTGTTTCTATTGTGAACGTGAACTTCTCCATCTTCTAGCTCCTTTGTTACATCAGTCAGCCGTGACCGCCTGCGTACTCCTTGATATACGATTGCTTAAACGCCGCCGCCTTCTTCTCCGGCAAGTCAATCGGGTTACTGTATGATTTCTTCGCCGCCTGCCACTCATCGTAAGTCATGTTAGCATACTCGTCAGCATACGACACCCTCTCGTCTTTAATGTCCAGTTCATGTCCCTTAATGGATGACAGAAGCGTACACCGACAATTGTAGATATTCGCAGGATCAGCGTCAGGATCACCCGGAAACATGATCTTGCCGAATTCATTCTCGAATGGTTCATCGGTTTCTGCGGTCACACCGTCCAGTTCCCGATGCCAGTGCCTCGTCCGGGAGTCGAGTGTTGCAATCCACTGCTTCACAACCGGAATCCCCATAGACTTAGCACGATCCTGCGCATCCACACGGCCTGCGTTCTCTACTCCCGTCATCATGGTGCGGATATTCCTGATCGCCGCCTTATGGTCGCCGCCTGTGACCTTCTCCAACCGCTTTGTGAGGTCGGGGATCGACTCACCCTGCAGTATTCCCTGCGTAATGACAGACTGAATCCTCCGCTTATCCCATCGTGCCAGTTTGCCCTCTTTGATCTGCTGAGATACATTCTGACCGGGTCTGTGGTACAGTCTCGGATTATCTCTGTACATCCGCTCGACTGATTCCTTACTGTACAGGGTATATGAGGTGTTCAGCTTGCTAGCTTTTTCAATCTCGAATGTAGCATAGTTGTGATTGATAGCATAAACCTCCGGCCTGTAGCCATTTGCAATGGACTGTGATATCTTCGCCGCATTTGCGTAGTCCTTCGCAAGGGTGTCCTTCAGATCAGCCCACCGCTGACCCATAAGCACCTGTCCCTTCTTCCATGCGGCATAATCTGCCTGCGTCTTCGTGCCGTCAGCCACCCACTTCTGCCATGTCGCATCCTTTGTGGCAAAACGAGCAAGGTAGTCATCCATCTTGGCGGCTACCTCCTTGTGTGCTTTCTTGTACTCCTTCGCTATCTGCTTCTCGATCTTATCAAGCACCGCATCTGTAGCCTGATGAGCAGGATCATTCTTCATCCGTTACATCCTCAGAAAAATCAATGGTCTCCTCTTCCGACATCATAGCCAGAACCTCTTTGACCTTATCGCCATCGCCCAGAAGCGTCAGAATACGCTCTGTCACATAATCACCCGGAAGGAACTCACCTGCGGCAACCAGATTCTGTATCTCTTCAGACTGGTTAACAATGGTTGACCGGGTGTAAGTCGGCTCGTCCTCGACTCCTGCGACCGCTAAAATGCCCTGTATGAACTCCGTCACACAATACTCGAACTCGTCAGCCTTGCTGTTTAACGGCTCGTACTGCGCCCGAATCTGCGTGGCTGTGACCGCTCCCCCAGCTATTTCATCCGTATCGAGTGCCATGTAGTCACGGTACAGATCCTTTCTGAGCCGATCAAGTAGAGCCTCCCGACCATCCACAGGAACCGTGACGGTGTGTGCCTCCGCAACCTGGCCATCCTGCAGGGCTGTCGCCTTTACGGTCTTGATTCTCTGGACGAACTGCGCAAGGTCAATATCATCCATGCCTCCGGCATTACTGATCGTCCAGTATATCTGCGAGACATCATCAAGGTCGTTCGCAAACCCTGACTTAATCAGGTCATAAGCGTCTATCTGCTCCCTGATCCCGACTAACTCGCTCTGATGCTCCTGATTGCCCCAGAACGGCACGATGGGAAAGTTGGGATAGTTCTCTCCATCGTAGATCTCCAAACCATCTGACTCGGAATAGCGCACGTTGATCTTATACGGCCTCTTCTCATGCAGCACTTCCCCCTGCGAGTATTTCCAGATGTAGTCCGTATATCCGTCAATCTCGTAGAGTGTCGCTCTAAGCGGTTTTGACTTGTCCACCTGCCAGAACCGAACCCCTGACGCAAGCGCGCCGTTCTCTTCGTCATACAACGGAGCGAACTCGAGCAAGTTAAACACCTCGACATGATCCAGATTGTAGAACCCGAACGACTCGCCGCCTATAAGGGCATACTTCCCGGCCTTCTGAAGCCTTGCGTCGAACGTATCACCCAACCTGTCTGCAGCCTGTCCGTTCCATGTAACGCCGTTTCCCAGAAGGTGCTGCACCTGCTGAGTCACAAACCGCTTGAAGAAATTACTGGCAAGCTTATAGTTAGCCGACCAGTTATCAGGAACGGCCTTGCCGGAGATCGTGTATAACAGCTTCTGGTATTGTGTGATGGTAGTGTTGCGGTGTCTGTAATAATCATCCGCTATCTTTGCAGTACGGTACAGATCAGACCCCTGATGCTCGTTTATGACTTTCCTCACAAAAGCCATGCGCTCCTGTTCACCTTCGCCAACCGCCTGCAGATCCTGATACGTCAGCATATAACCCCCCTTATAAAAAATACGATGTGCCTGTTGTTTTCGGCACTGCTATCCTCTTGGTTTTGACAAAATAGCGAGTATCATCCATCGCATGATCCCGCTCCTTTACTGGTTTATCCTCGGCAGCGTCCTCATCCCAGACATAGCCCTGCGCCTCCATCTTCCAGTTTCGGCAACGGTCGCTGATCCTTACAAGCCCCTTCTTCAATGCGCTGGCTGTCTCCCGAATACCGTCAGCTACGTTGTTGTCCGCATGACGCACACGGTAACCCTTGCGCTTGTTCAGCAGGGTGATGAAAGATGCCGCCGATGGATCGATGATAGTCTCCAACCGACCGTCTGTGTATGGCTTCACGAACTCATCCAGTGCCTGTGCGTACTCCTCGTCCGTTTTCTGGATGCCAGTCTCACGGCCTGAGTAGTAGTATTCGTCCATGCGCCACCATGTACCGCCGTATTTGCCCCAAATCCCGGCTGAAAAGGCATTCTGCGTACCATAATCGATAGACAGGCAAACAGCCGAATATGAGCCTTCTGGAGCCTCTCCAATGGCATCCTCGCACATCGGATAGATAAGACCTTCCGCAAGCGTCCACTCACCTTTGATGTACCTGCCGTAATAAACGGTTCCCTCGTACTCCTTGCAGAGATTCTCCACGAACTCCTGTGGCAAGAATGGATTATCAAAGATAGTGTACTTCTGAAGGTAGATATCTATGTCTTCACGATCTATAAACTCCTTCAGCCAGTGTCCCGGTGACTCAGGGTTGCATGATCCATCAAAACATGAGTACGGCTTATCCAGTCGGGACTGAAGCATGGCGAAAACGTCCTTGTTCCACTTGGCAATTTCATCACCGTAGCAGTACTTCACGCTCATACCCTGAATCTTCGCCACCTGCGTGATCTTCTCCGCTCCCAGACAGTAAACTGGCACTCCGCAAACGTAGGCGATGTTACGGTTATTGATTGTACCAACAATCTCATCCGTGTATTGCTCCCTCATCGGCTGTAAGATATTCCGCTCAATCGTCTCCTTGGATACCCCCAAAAACAGATTAAGCCCCGGTTCATCCGCAACGTTTAAAAGCCTCTGCGGTATCATGTGCACGACATCTGCAAACGACTTCCCGGAACGTACCGCACCGATTTTCAGATTATACCGGGCATCCGCATTGAGGATGTATTCACTCTGTTTCCTGCTCAGTCTGTAGCCTTGCATTTTTCACGTTCACTTCCAAAATCTGGCGCAGTGTGTCAAGAGCGTCCTGCCTTGCTTCGGGTTCATCCTGCCCGATGATATGCAGGATCGTTTCGTATGCCCTCACAGCCGCCGCTCCATTCTTCGGATTTGCCGCTATGGTCAGCATTGATTCCGTAAGGCGTTCAGAATAGGTGTATTCCTTTCCCTTTGGCTTTTCTTCAAGCATCATCTTCATGAGTTCACGCATGTCTCTTTTACGTCTCCTCGCCTCTCCTGATGCCTTGCCTCCCTTAACACGAATCTCCCTCTGTTCTTCCTCTGTTCTATCCCCGAATGGTATTAAGTTTTCACGCCCTTTATCATTCATTTAACCCTCACTTATCAATACTGCTTTTTTCCCAGTAAACGTTTCCCATCCTTCCAAATGATGCTCCTTAAAAATAATAAACATCCCCGTACATACCAGTATCAATTTTCCCTGCCATGTCGAAATAAGCCCAATTACAATCATCTCTTAATCTCCCGTTTGTTCCGCATTCCGGGAACATTACAGCTTTATGCCTTAATCTAACTAAGGCACAAAAGTCAGAGTTTTTGTCATACGGGAAATGTTCTTTTACATATTCAATGGCTTCACGCTTTGACATGATTGTCCTATTTTGTGCTGTTTTTTTCTCTGTCAATATCATTCTAATATCGAGATTGTTCATTGCAGAATCCCTCCAACGCCTTATTCCAGTCGAATATATACTGCGCATATTCTCGTCCAGCTCGACCGTCAATATATCTTCGTCAAAATATGCTCGTAAACACAATAGTTTTTATTCACCAAACACCTCATCATAAGTGAGTTTCTGCCCGTCACGAATGCAGAATATTTCATTTTTTCTGCCTGTGAACTTTAACCACCTGTTTACAATGACAGAAGCATATCTTTCATCAAGTTCCGCCATATAGCATTTTCTGTTTAACTGTTCACAGGCTATTAGTGTGCTACCACTACCGCCGAATACATCAAGAACAATCTCGCCCTCTCTGCTACTGCTCTTTATTGCTCTACTGCATAAGGCTATCGGCTTCGGTGTTGCGTGACCGCCTGTATGTTCTCGCTCGTCTTTTCCTGCTCTGTCAAAGTGCCACACATTGTTTTGATTATCGTGAGTATTATCAAAATAGGCACGAGTTGAATAATATTCCTTCTTGATTTCCTCGTATTCCTTCTTGATTTCCTTGTATTCCTTCTTGAAGCCCTCGCCCTTTGCGTGATATTGCCATGTCTTGTATTCTTCCTCTGTCGGCATCATCCATTGAGATTTATCAAACCAATGGCATCCGCTTGTCGGAGAATGACCGCACATTTCCTTCATATCGGCATTGCTCCATCCCATACGGTCACGTTCTTGTTTTAAGTAAGTTCGTATCGGTTCCCACGCTTCAAAATAGTTGTCCGCATTATTTGAAAAGCCTTGCACTCCCATCATTACAAACAAGCATTTTTCGTCTGCAATCGGATACATTCTGAAATCTTCCGATAACTGCCCTTGTCCGTTCCCTTTGTCCCAAGTTATAAGGTTTCGGAATGTTATCTTGTTTTCTCTCGCCATTGGCTTCAAGATATTGCTATAAATATCCATCAGCGGTTCATCAATGCCCCAACAATACCAAGAGCCGTTATCTTTCAATGCTCCAAATGTAAGCGGTATCCATCGGCGGTTAAAGTCAAGCAAATCATCATAGTTGAGGTTATCATTCAGAACTCCATCGCTCTCTTTCTTCATTCCATAGGGAGGATCTGTAAAAACAAGGTCAGCCTTTACCCCATCCATAAGCCTATCAATAACCGCAACATCCGTAGAGTCTCCACAAATAAGCCTATGGGAACCAAGCTGATATAAATCCCCGACCTTTGCTTTAGGCTCATCCGGGACAGTACCTGTATAGTTATCGTCAGACGCTTCCAAGGTATCCGCCCCCCCGTCTGACAATTCAAACCCATAGTCGGACATATCAATGTCATCCAGTTCCGCCAGTTCATCCAGTTCAAGGTCAAGCAGTTCATCGTCCCACTCGCTCTCGTTGGTCTTATTATCCGCAAGACGGAACGCCTTGATCTCATCCGCTGTCAAATCATCCGCCAGAACACACGGAACGGTCTTCAGCCCCAGTTTCTTAGCCGCAAGCAATCTCCCATGACCGACAACAACAACGCCGTCCTTGTCCACGACAAGCGGCTGTTTCCATCCGAAGCGTTGCAGGCTGTTGGCTATATACTGCACCTGATCCTTGGGATGCTTCTTGGCATTCTTCTCGTAGGGTCTCACCGATGCGATATCAACCCACTGGATGTTTATCTGATCCTGTCCCATCTCTCCTCCACATAAAAAAAGACGCAAATAATCACGCCTTCCCGACCGGGTAGCTATTCCGACCTCGAAAGCCTGACTATTTGCGCAAATATTCTGTTGAATCTATTTTAACACAGGAGCGGAAAATTCCCTAACCCATTCTGTCGATCTT